TTGAGTGATACCTCGATAACACCCCGAGACAGGTAGTCTTCTACCAGACCCCAGTTGCGCCATAAGAACCGAGCCGGAAATGGAACGGTTCTTCCAGCGTCAACATAGCGTTCCGGGAAGACCACGAGTCTACGAGATGATCTCGATGCACACCCAGTAAAGGATACGCCGACCAGGCTTTTGACCTGGTAGATACTCATGATTCACGCTCTGTTGAGAATCAGATAACGTCAACGATCGGGGCGACCCCACCTTCGACGATTCGGTTCTGCTGCGGCGAAAGATCACGCTCGACAACTGGTAAAACAGCCGCTGCTTGACGTCCAGCACCAGGTACCGTAACGAATCCAGCTGTCAGACTTCCGCTGTAGAGCTCGAGCTTGACCAGTGCGTTAACGTGCCCGATGCCGATGCAACGAGTACTCCACGCGGTCATCGAGATCTCACGTGCACGTCGCTCTGCCCAGAAGGCCGACTCTGTCATGGCAAACGAAACACCGAGGAACTCGGGATCCGTGAAACCATAAATGTTGCCCTCTCGCAGAATCTCACCCTTCAACGTCACAACCAACTTTAGTCCAGCGAACATATTGTCCCGCCAGCCGCGCTTGGCAACGTCGTCGGTGTTATTCAGACCAAGGTCATCCGACGTCATAGTCGAAATCTTCGCATGATCGTTCTCAGTGATGAGAGCGCGTGTGATGCGAAGACGCTTGGTCGAGCCGCGCAGTGTACGCAGACGCACAAAGTCGGCACGAGTAGGAGGAACCAATGTGAAATCAGCTGTTGTGCCGGAGGTATTGACCCCCTTGGCAACTGAATCCACTATTGAAGTCCCAGTGAGAATGTTGGCAGTCGTGTGTCCAACTGTGAAAGTCCCTCCTTGGGCCTCCAACTGGACGAACTGCGCAGCGGTCTCACAGTATAGCAAGAAAAGCCGGTCGTAGGGGTCGCCGATGTCCTTTGCCATATTATCGCGAATTACCTTCACGATGTTATTGGCATAGGCTGCGAGCTCCTCTTCCGTCTTCTGGTACCACAAGGTCTGTACCGTGGTAAACGGGAAGTCGACGCGTGGAGCTTGGATGACCTCGCCCTCGGAATTCGACCCGAGAGTTACCATCAACGCCCGACTACCTGGTTCCATTTCGGCGCGATAGATGTAAGTATCCGTCTCTTTCGCGCGAATGACGCCGGAGTCGTTAGGACCGATCTGGCGTGATGGGAGAATCTTCGAGCAGAACATCTCTTCTCGGAGATGATCCCGAAGCATGACCGTTCCTGCTTCCTGTGCTTCTTTCTGAAACTCAGGGTCTGCCAGGCGCGAGTAAAAAATTCTCGCGAGTTCATCATTGCTTACGCTTTGCATTCTTAGCCTCCGTATTTACCGAAGCAACTCTTATGTTGCTATACAAAGTTAGCGCAGTTAACCCGCACTCACTCTATAAGCGTCTACTATGCGAAATCTGAGAAGAGCTGGCCGGGGATGTTCAAATCGATGATATAAAACGTTTTGCCCCAACGAGTCTCCGTATCCCGACAGAAGCCCATCAACCATGCAGCTGACGCAGCGGTCGGAACGAAAGTCTGGTATCCAGAATAGACGCCCCCAACCAAGGCGCCAGTGATCATGTCCTGTCCCGGTACGGGCGCCGTACCTGTGAACAGATCCTCACTGATTCCAACGATTGCACGACCGCTATGAATGATCGATACCTTCTTCGAGCCAGACGTATCGCTACGGCCAGCTTCGTCGACCATTGGGTATGCAAACTTGGGCCAGAAGCGCGGGTCGCCGATGTCCGTAAAAACAGCACGCTGAACCTCACCGTTGGGGGTGAAATTCATGAGTTCGCCGTCCTTGAATTTCGTCGCGTTTTGTCCTTCAAGATGCTGTTGTTCTCCCACGACCACGGTTGCAGGGAGAATTGTCAGGTCCGTTCGCCGCGACTTGATGAAAAAGTTCTTCTTCATCTCTTTCCTCCGTTATTCGCCGAGAATGGTGTCGATGAATCGCTGAGTGCTAGCGTCCGCCGATGAGGCTGACGCTTCCTTTGGGACGCGGAAAAAATCGCCCTGGGCGACGATCTCAGCTGCTGCTTCGACCTCATCCATAGTGCGACCACCGGATACCAATGCATCTACAACCGAATCTGGTTCCGTAATCCCGATGGATTCTCTTAATTTCAAACTGACAGAGGCACGCTTCATACTTGCTGTTGCCTCAAAAGACTCTTTTTCGAGTTTTTCAACCCGTTGGGTCGTTTCTCGCAGAACAGAAGCCGCTTTGCGGAAGACTTCTGGCAGAGTCATATTTGTATAATCTTCCATCTTAGGCCTCCGAAAAGCGGTGATGAACCTTATCGCCCTTCAGCACATTGATGACAAGCATCCTTCGTGCTTCTGACAAAAGTTTCGCTGTTTCGCTGTGAAATGGCGAAGATGTAGAAGGCATATCCTTGTGGGAACCGCCCTTACCGGTCGCCGCCGTACTGTTGTCCATAGCAATCTTTGCAGGCTGTGGGGTTGCAGACGCGGTCATCGGATCGAGTGGGGTCTCACCTGTGTCGGAACGCCCGGAGGTCAAGAGCTGACGAACGGCCTCAGCACGATTACCAGCGTCGCGTGCGATACCTGTCGCATCCTGGATACCTTCCTGCACGACTCCCTCTTGCGGAGGAATCATGTCCCCGGCTGCTTCCTTCTCGGTAGCATACTCGATGTTAGCAGCAAGAGCCTCCAGGAACTCAGCAAGCTTGACGGCTTCTTCAGCTGTCTTCGAAAAGGATTCCTCACTAGCGATCTCAGCCGGCGTTTCATCATGCGCAGCTTCTTTTTCAAAGCCCGCTAGAAGGCCGTCAACAATATCGCTCACTTGGATCTTCTTGTCCATAGTATCCTCCAGGTGTCCTCGACGCAGTCGAAAACAAGGAACTAACAGGCCACTCTGAGTGGGCCTTATCTATATCAACCCTTGAGGCGAGCCTTCAGAACTTCGAGTGTCCCAGCTGTCTTTGTCGTAGAAATGATATGCTCAACAGTCTGGTTGATGGCTGCGCCACGGGTAACGCCCTCTTGTACCTGCTGTTCGAAAACAGATTCAGCAAGCTTTTGCCCTTCTTCAGACGATTCCTGAAGTCGCATCACTTCATCGTAAAGGGCTGCCTGCTTTTCCATCAGAGTATCGAAAAAAGCATGCGCCTGAACCTGACCCTCGAGAATGGCCTGTGCCACCTTCTCTTCACCGATCTGAGCTGCAGCCTTGGCGTAAATGTTCTCGCCCTCGCCCTCGCCCTCGACATCGCCTTCTTCTGTTTGCGTGTCCTCTTCCTGCGCTTGAGCTTGAGCCTGCGCCTGCGCCTCCGCTTGAGCCTGCGCCTGAGCTTGGGCCTCTGCCTCCGCCTGAGCTTGCTCTTCTTCAGAAACCGGTGCCTGCTCCTCACCCTCTTCCGACGCCATTTCTTGCTCTTGGCCTGAATACTCCAAAAGCTGGGCAAGTTCGTCGTCGTTGAGTCTCATCAACTCCATGGCACCGATTAGTTGCTCTTCAGAGAGCTGATTCAAATCAATACCTTCATCCTGGGCGAGTTTCTCAAGTGCCGAGAGAATATCTGAATCCTCTCGCTGACCCTGCAGCATTATGGCTTCGAGGTCTGTCACACCGGCAGTTTTGAGTTGCTCAGTAACGTGGGACAACTCATCCTCTGTCAAGTCATTGAGAAGTTCTCGTTGAAACATGCTCAGTCCGTTCATGCTAACTCCTTACTTCTGCTTCCAGACCTCTTAACGAACGCAACCGGCTCTGTCAAAACAGTCTATCTTTATAACGACACGTTTGAAAGAGCTCGTTTTAGAATTCGCGCAGCTTCCTTCCGGGAATGTGCGTTCTGGGCCAGCTTTGTCATCATATAGATAACTGATCCTGTGCTCAAACACAAGGGTATAGAGCTCGTTTTTAGACCAGCCATCTTCGAAAGAACAAAATTATCCCCGTACGAAGCTTCTGTTACCTCCGGTACATATGCAACCGCCGGAAGAAATTCCCCAGCCATTTTAATAGCTTGCTCGATGTAACCATTGTACGCCTCTCCAAGGCCCGGTAAATCAACGAAGCTAGCTATTTTTTCTTCTGATTGAACAGGAGATTTTATAATTTTAGTAACTCTGATTCTAACAACGGGATCGGCCATTGATCTTCCACTAAGAAATGGAAGAATTGCCCTGATGATAGTTGGTATAATATCGCTCGAACCAAAATCCATCTGTGAAGATTCATTAGATGGACGAAACACAGACCCAAGTCTGTGAAGGTCACTCGCAGTATCTGATCCATGTTGAGGAGATTTACACAAAGAAATGTACTGAAACTCACGAGGAGACATGATCATGCCGCTACCCGCTGTAGACGCCATGATAGACGACATTGGGAACGTCGACATCTTTCTGAGTACACCCTCTGGCAAATCCTTCTCTGACTTGATCAGCGTCTTGTACGCCTCTGTGTCTATATCCATCCCTGGGACACGCTTATTAATAGTCGCGTCTTTATTCTCAACAGCTGCCTTTTCCCAGTCTGGGGCCTGGACTGGATAAGCATCGGCTAAATCAGAACTCAGATACAAACCTGAACTCGCTACCTTCTTCAACCCAAAGGCAATCGAATCCGCTGGCTTCCGCACTCTGGATATATCAAAGAACCTTGGAAGCCAGTTAAGCGCTTTTACTTGCCTTCCATCAGGTAGGATACCCAGCATATTATCTCTGAGGTCTGGGCAATACTGAGCGCGTGTTTTGGCGCGTTTACCGCAGATACTACATTCGTCCCACGGGACTCTACAGCCCATCGAAACTGGTACCGCGCGTCCTTCGTGTAGCGAGTCTAGATAATCTCCGGCTCCGAGATCTCGAGCTCTGCGGTCTATAATTTTTTGTATGATCTCAACACGATGCATCTCGGGATTGAAAACTACATGGATTACTTTTCCATATGATCCGCCGGGATCCTTGTTTTTATGGAAATCAAAGCATCTAGCAGGGCTTGTCGTAAACGTCTTCATCCCGTATCTCGGATGCGACGTCATCAGACCGTGATCGGGAGCTCCACCTTCCGGAAAGCCGTCTCCATTTATGTTGGGTCCGTAAAACTCATCTGACCCAAGAGCGATCGAAAGTACGTAGGTTTCGCCTTTACGAGATGGTAGCCCGTCGATAAAGCGTGCCATACCCGGAGTAATTTCACCAGCTGTCTTTACCATCCTACCCGGCATCAGTAGCCGAAGTAGTGGTTCTCCCCCTTCCCCATAGGCGGGGAATTCTACACGTTTATCAATCAAAGCTCTGTAGCGTCTCTAGAAGACTCCGATTATCTCCAATACCACGAATGGCTCCTGGTATTGTTGATTTAGCAGCCCGTACTTTTACTGATTTCTCACGCGCCCCAATCATCTGCGGGGCCATCGCAAGCGCCGATTCTGGCATCTCAGACATTCGCCTGATCGCTGCACCCGCAATTACTGGATCCTTAGCGTAATCTGGGTTTAGACTCCACAGTGTGTCGTAGAATTTAATGACTTCTCTACGAGGCAAACCCTGAAGATCTTTATTCTCCCGTAGTATGCCGCGAATATTATCTTTCATGGTAAGGAGCTTATGCGCTTTCTCGGTCGCACCGGCCGCAAGAGATGTCCCAGCTCCTCCTACGATAGACGCAAGACCAAGAGCAAGACCTAGTTTACCTGTTCGCCTCATGGCTTTCGCAAAATCTGTGGGATCTGCAGCCATTTTATGCTCCTGGTATTTTTGGGCTGTACGGTGGTTTGTACGTGATGAACGAGTGCGGGTTTCCTGCTCGAAGAACGGATTGTTCGTCCTGCTGCTTTTTTAGCATTAGTGGTGTGATGATCGCTGCCTGAGTCCCACCCATCGTCCCCATGAGTGCTTTATCAACTAGGCTAGATACCAAACCTGCCTTTTTTCCAAACATATTTGACAGGAATGCGATCTTCTCTATGTCTTCAGTATGAACACCATTAATAGCTTCAATAGTGTTCATACGAGCTTCGTGGGGCTGAATCTTATTAAGTGCCGCATTCTTCCATATCTTCTCGAGACTGGTAGCAGCCTTTTCGAGACTGATCGCTCTTTTAAGACGTTCTTCTGCCCATACAACGTCTCGACATGCTCCAGCCAGCGGGTGTTCGGCTCTCTTTTTCAAGTATGGCCGTGGTCCACGCCTAACCTTGATACGCCGATTTTCTGCGATTTTTCTGATCTCTGGAAATGCGCGCTTCACGATATCAGACGGAAACTCTTCCCCGACGAAGTAAGCTACTTCATCAAGAGTGTTCTCATAGAGAGCATTTGTTGCTTCTTCAATTAGATGAGCTAGCTTTGCGGATAGTTCGCCCTTACGAACAATGCGCTCACCACGAGCTTCCTTATTGAGAACTCGCGTCTCTCGGTAAACACGCTCACAATCTATCTTAGGGGCAGGATCGCCTGGGATCATCGACGAAGCTTTCTTCTCGGTTAAGCAGAATTCTTCTCCAGGACGATAGTCGTGTACACGTGAAGTAGGACGCAGAAACTGAAACTCATGAGCAGACGCGTTCTTCTCAGTCGCTGCGATAGCGCCGACAGGATCTGCAGGCTCAAACGTAACATAATCAGGAGCATCCTGATCAAAGTTTAACGCATGAGTGGCTCTATTCGTAGCTTCACATAAACGCTTAGTCTGCTCGTCAGAAAGACCTTCATTCTCGCGAATAGAAGTTACGGCATCTGTGAGTGAATCTGCCGTTCCATCTTGGACCCTCGCGAGAGCGAGCTTCGCGAAATATTTCGTATTCATCAGTAATCCTCCAGACGGATTCACTCTAGCTGCTGAAAGCTGGCTCTGTCAAGCCATAAAAAAAGCCTCTTCTAGGTATAAGAAATACGATAGCCCACCAGGTTACTAGAGAGTCCGCCGTTGGTACAGCGGATGGATAGGCAAAGAATGAAGAAAGATGTAGCATTTTGGGTCATGGTAATCGGTGTGTTCTTCTTTTTCTACATGAGTATGCGTCTGGTGGGGTGTATGCCATGATGGAAAATAAAAAGGAACAACTGATTAACGTGGGTAAACTTACCTTGTCTTTTCTTGCACACTCAGAGGTAGCAGTTATCGTATCTAAAGTAGCAAGGACTCGTCCTCTGCTTGGATTTGTAATAGCAGCTACCCCCGTTATAGCAAAAATGGCACTTGGTTTTATTGAAGCCCACAGGGAGCGTGTTTTGCTCGAGGATAAATAAAGTGGGGAATGAACCTCACTGGCCGCTAACTGCGGCCTTTTTTAGGTTCCAGGTACATTGTAGGTAGGAACGACGACATAGTAACCAACGTTAACCGGTCCAGCGCCTCCATCGTCCGCTGCCCGCCTGATCCACATGCGTACCTCTTCACCCTGCCTAATACCCTGAGCAGGAAGAGTAAAATGATCATGTGTATACTCCGCCCACGGTCCTGTATTCCCATCAAATGATATCTGAAAATCAAACCCTGGGTACGGGATCAAGAGCCAGAAACGATCCTTGTTGACGGGGACAATAACCCCCGGAGTTGTCGCAAACTGTGTAGGAACTATCACAGTATCTTGTACAGCGACGGTCTCGGAACGGTAGATAGCTGGTGATGAAATAATATCATTGAACATGATGTCTCCTAGATCTTGTACGGATCCTGCGCATCGACCTCTTCGATTTCGAGGAACAGTATATCCGGACGCGGGTTAAAAACCAGCATCGTCAAAGAGAAGATCACCAGAGCGCTCCAACCATCGTCTGTTGTATTCATGATCTTCGTGAAACTAACGCGTCTTCCTTCGTCTCCACCCTCGCGGACAACGTTCAATATATCAGAGAAGAATGGTTCTTTCGAGACCAAAGCATCTGGAAATGAGTAAAGAGGATTCGGTGGGTGAGCAAAACCGAACAAAACATCATATACTTCTGCCTCATTATATTTATACCTATGCAGATTTCTATCAAACGCAAACTTTTTCCCGTATCCACTGCTAAGAGCCTGCATGACCAAGATTCGCTCTGCACCATACTTTCGTACAAAATGCGCGTTCCTTTTGTACCCCATCCCGTGGTCGACGCCGATACCTACTGGTTTGAATAAATTTATGAGTCTCTCGATCTCTTGGTATTCAGGATCGTGTTCCGGTACTACATCATCATCTCCATAAAATATTCTCGTTCCTGCGTCTATTTGCCTTGCATAAAGTACATCGAATGCTCCGCTTTTTATGCCCCCTATTACGACAAAAGTCTTTGAATTATCACCGCCAGATCCCCAATCTATCCCCATGAATATCGCTCTGTACGTGTTAGCCTCACGTACAATATCATCCATTCCGAGACCTCTACCCTTGACGCAGCTATCCAAAAGTACTTCCAGCTCTATAGGCCGCGTACCATAACTATGCGGCATACTAAAGACCTCATTCTTCAGTCTACCGACAGGATAGGTATCTACCTTCTGTAGAACCTCACCCCAATCAAGCCACGGGACCATCAACTGATTAATACGAAACCATTTCGTTGGGTTCGCTATCTTTTTGTTCGGGGTTGAAACTACCGCCCACTGTGCATCTGGGTGCTGTATATTTATTAAATTACCGCACTTGTCGCAGATGTTCCCCTTTTTTCCAATGGATTTTGGCCCGGTTATAACCCAGTGCCGAGGAGAATGGAAATCACAAGGTATCACCCATTCATGGCAAACCCCTTCCATTTTCTTCATCTGCTCAATCGTACCATCGAATGTCTTATGCGTCCCGGTGACCCGCTCGCGTTTTTCAGTGGAGTGCGACATCGTCTCACGGATAACTGGGATACTGTCCGATCTCAGATCTTGTATCTCGTCCATTTGCACAAGCGTAACGCCTGGAATTCCTCGTATTCGATCTGCGTGTAAGAACGCATGTCTTAGGTACCATCTATTTCCGTTTAACGCTCCCTTTGACATTACCCTTCGAAGACCGGGTGGTGACATGGAAGAGAGTACGACGCTCATAGACGTTAGCTCGTCAATATGCGCCTTCGAAAATACCGCCATCTGTAAATGCGTGGGCACAACGTAAAGAGCTCGCGTAGGTACCTTGAGCCACATGAACGCCGAACCCTCAGCTACCAGGAATGTAGATTTCTCAATCTGACGGCCGCCCTCTATACCAAGACGCGGGAACATCGCCTCGTAGATAGGAGTTAGATACGGTCGGCCGCTGAAATTGATTGGTTGGATGCTTCCATCCTCTCCGCGTAGACGAAGCCCAAATTTAACGAAGTCAAGCGGGGACAGCTCTATCTTACCCTTATGGCTAGCTACTTTGTCTACCTCTTGATCAAGAAGAAGACGGGGCCCACTGCGTTTTCCAAGTTGAAGCTCAGCCACCCATACCTTCCTCTGGATACTCGTACTTCCACTTTCTACGTAGGTTATCCCAGGTACGATTCAAGTATTTGTATGTTTTCGCCTGTTTGTCAGTAATGACTTTCTTCGGCTCTATCGGGGTTGGGATCGCTACGGCGGGGGCTATTATTTTAGGCTGAGGTGTCGCTGTAGGTATGACATTACCCATCTGTTCATCTAATCGTACTCGCCCTCGTAGTCTTGATATGACCTTGTTCGCCGATTCAATGTCTAAAGACTTTAAGGGTACATCTACCTTAGGTATTTCTTCTCTCAAAGCTGGACGCCCTGATATGGCAGACTCGAGCATATTAGTCAGACGTTTCTTAGCCTCCGCCGTTTCATACACCCATTGGTCAGTTGTTCTCTCGCCACGCGGCTGTAAATCGAGAAGACGTCCTAAAAAACCTCTTCTATCTGGTAGTACTGAACGATAACGCTTGATGATAACAAACCGATCTTCGGGCGCCCGGTGCGAAAGACCCTTCGCGCGACGAATACGTCCCTCAGGTTGATCTACCCTAATTGGGTTGAAATGTCCTTCTAACCCCTGGAACATCGTTCCGTCAGGAAGATCTATCCCCTCCGCCCCCGCTGACGACATAAGTAAAACCTTTAACTCACCGGATCTGAATAAATTTGCATCACCTTGTCTACTCTCCTCTGTCACCTTGCGTCCAGACATCTCGACACCTTTACCCAAAAACATACCAAACGGTACACCCCTGGCGTTCAAGCCAGCGGCAAGTACATCGATTCCGTTCTTTATATTGTTCGAGTACATAACGATTTTACCGTCAGGTGTCTCTTTGAGGTGCTGTTCCGCATCGTCTAAGATTTTTCTTACTTTCGGAGTTAATTGAGCAGATGCTTCCAGAGGGATGTACCGGTTCATCGCAGATACAGAATTCGATACACCGCGAGCACCTTGGATTACCTTAAAGATATTCTTGGCCTCCGAAGCGCTTACAGGTAATCCCTCTCTAATCTTCCTGGCAGTCAGCGGGTCAACTTTACCCATTGCATACCCATAAAGATTCTTTTGAAGCGGACTCATTTCAACGTCCACGTACTCCATTCGCTTACTAGGGAATGCCTTCTGAACATCCTTTGGATCGACATAATGAACAAGATCGCCGAGTAGGAGTTGTAGCTCTTCTTGCCTGACAAGTCCGCGTACATTATGCTTACCACCAAAAAACCCTTTTTCATTGCCGATAACAGGACTGTACCGCGCCTTGAAGAACCTTTTATCGCTGAGTGGGTGTGAAAAATTAGATGCCAACCCAATTAGAGGTGCCATCTCAGATACTTCATTCGCTGTAGGAGTAGCCGTCAGACCAATAAAGTTCTGAACATGTGGACGTATAGCCTTTGCAGCACTAAAGGTCTTCGTATCCTTGTTACGTAAACGGTGATATTCATCGAAGATAAGAGTATCAGCTTGAGAAGCAGCCAAGAACGCTGCAGGATTCATCCTGAACAACTCATACCCCACGACCGAGTAGTCAGACGGCTTTGATGACCCGAGGCCAGAGAACCCCATGTCGCGCTGCTCTTCCATGTTCCCAAATACTTGAACACTGGCGTCTGAAAATCCTTTAACCGTATTCGCAAAGTTAGTACGAAGACCTGTCGGTACAACGACAAGAGCTTTCTTCGCTCTATTTGCTTTCTTGCCCGCTTCCATAGCGAACACAGCCGATGGCGTTTTCCCTGCACCTGTTGGATAGGCAAGGATAACAACACCGTTGTCGGCAAACCGTTTTATCCCAGGTTTCTGGTAATCAAACGGTTTGTACCCCTCTTTTACGCTGCCTTCTTTCGCGAGATCGCCTAGTACCGTCCAGCCTGTCATGTTCCCTTCACAAACTGCGGGATAACCATGAGAACCCGCTTAGCAGCCTCAGGCGCCTCAGCCTCGACTTCTGCTGCAGGCATGAGGATCGGAGGCTTGATGTGTATGTAATAAGCCCAGCCCATACCGAGGTCGTCTATACCCTTCTCGTAGATCATTTCAGGTAGAAATACCTTCCCGTCACAAGCAGCAGCCGCCGCGGCCGCAAGAACCTCTTTATCCTCAAACGGGAAATATATGTGTAAGAGTACAGCTCTCGTTCTTGAGTCGTACTTCACCTCGATCGAGACATCACCTCTCCACGTTGAAACACCGTCACGATGCAATACACGCAGATGCTTCAAATTACCTAAAGGTACAACTACCCCCTTCGGCGTCTCTTCTTGTGTGTTCTCAGTCATTACGTTCTGCCTCCTCTGTTACAATCCTATCGAGCTGCTCAAACCCAGAAGCATGACCCTTCAACAAGAATGTCTTAAGGGCCTCCACGACTCTAAGGATAAGTGCCTGGTTTGATTCTCGCGCTTCATGAGCGCTACGCATAACCTGCATCCAGGCATTTGCAGTCAATGCTTTTGTTCTATCTGTACTCAAATCTCTCCGTAGACGCAACAAGTTTACATACGCCAGGTTGAAGACCTCTTGGAACGCCTCCCCTGATTTTACATCAAATGGAAGGCCAAGGAAATTAAAGAGAGATTCTTTCCCATCTAGGGCTGCCCAATATCCGTTGTCCGGCGGTGGGGCGTTATCATTATTTTCGAGAGCATTCTCAAATTTGCTACTTTCTTGCTCAATCGATAAGAAATGCCGTCGTAAAAACGCAATCAGTTCTGGTCTTGTGAGGATAGATGTATCCCAAAAATAATACTTGAACTCATCTATCGACGCTGGATTAATTGTACGCCCTCTCTCTGAGCGTACTGCTGCGTGTACACTAACAGAATCCACCCCAGCTAGAAGCAGTTGCTCGATAAAAGGCCTATCCGAAGATGACAGAATCCTTTTCGCTTCCCGTACTTCGTTTGTATCTTTAAAGATGGATAAAAGACCGAATTTTGTACCGTAGTCTTCGTACTGGCTTTTAATCGTGGAAGGGTATAACTGAGTCAGATGTCTTCTGTAATCAGCGTCTGGTGCCTGTAAGCCGTTGTTCGTTATGTAGCTACCGAGCTGCGAGACACCGTATCTCGCTATGATGTACCCCATAAACCTTTCGTGGGGAAGACGTATCATTCACCTCTCAACAGCCTCAGTCTTTCAATCACTGCATCAATAGCACGCATCGCGGTACGAACAACCGACGATTGCAGCGCATCGGGAGACAATCCTAATTGACTCGAAATAAGTAACTCGGAAAGCTTCCTAACCGCATGCTCATACTGCGGAATCGCACCAGCAATAGCAGTGAGCCTCTCTGGCGTCAAAAAATGGAGCGACAGTGCCCGATCGACTGTCATCGTATCTTCAATCTCCAAAGCCTCTTTAATGAAATCAAGTTCTGGCCACATATCCAGAATAGTCTTCGAAGGAGCCGAGGCCACCTTTTCACTACCTTCCCAGTACATGGGTGCTCGAATAGACCCGCGAATAGCTGCTTTTTTAACTGCGCTATCGGCGTCTCCAACACCTAGACCGGCTAGTAAAAGAGCAGCGTCCGAAGCCGCCATTCCATCGCTATCAATCTGTGTCCCGTGTTGAACCCCGCGCAAAGAAAACTGACTGCCATCCGAGATAAGCTCAGGATCATCGACTGGTCGAACATCAGAGGTCGCTATCTTCAGCCCCTTCAGCGGAATAAACCGCGCTGAATTCGGTAGCATAAACTCGCCCTGTGCTATCTTCTGTGGCATTTTGACAGGTCCACGTGTCAAGATCTTACGTCCATCAAGCCCAGCTAGGGCTGCGTATTTCTCTTGTCCTCTTTCAACTGACACATTCAAGACCGTGACCGGCTCGGTTGGGGTGCCATTTATCATAAACACCCCGCGCCCCATGAACTCACCCGAGGGTAGAGATACGGGTGCCGAGGCCGTTTTGCGAATCAGAGGCGCATCCAGATACGCGTAATCACCGTACCTAGAAATGAACAACGAACGCCCGTCGAGATCTCCACTCAACTTGATAATATCTGGGAAAACATGCCCATCAACCAGATTACCCTCGAGCTCAGCTGTACCCCACTCAGGATAGTTTGCGATCACTTTAGGTTCGCACGCAGCGGTCTTCTCACCTTCAGCTGGTTCGACAAGACTGATCGTCTTACGCTTCTTAGGAACCTCACCGAAAGCTTTCATCGTAGCTGGATAGGACGCTTTCTTCTCGATTACTTCCCCCGAGTCCATAAGCATCCTGACGAATACACTATCTCTGGTTGGCGTAAGTTGTACAGAAAGCATTCGTCTATTTGAAACGAGCTCTTCTGCTTCTATGGATGCTATCTTTTCTCGAAGATCATTCGGGAGCCAGGATAGCGCAGCTTTACCACGTATTAGGATTTTAGGATCTACAGACCCCATCTTGCCCATGAAGTATTCCGGTGTGGCTGGCGGTAATGCGCTGAGCGGGGAAATAAACTGCCCGTCCTGCATATCCGCCTCTTCCTTGGGCGCAGGCTGATAAATATTCTCATAATCAACCAGAGCTTCTTCAACACGGCGAGGTGTAAGGGGTTGAAAACTCTCACCGGATGCCACAAACACATCCATATCCTTCAGAACCCAGTCAGAGATAATAAACGGGATGTACACCATCTTCCCGGGCGGAACTGCTGTATCGTCCTGCACCTGCTTGGGACGAGACATCACAACTACACGACCGACTCCGACACCTCGATTCTCGTCTGCCTGATTAATATGAACTTCCTGGTAGTACTTGTTCAAAAATGGGTATTGATTCAAAATCTCAGCCTGAATGGCCGTTGTCCACTTTCCCATCTCCTGAGGAAGCTTTACACCCGCCTCTTTCTTGATTTCTTTGTGGCTCTCTTCGAACAGTCTCATACCAGGTCCTCCAAGTTGACGACTTCTTGATTCGGGATATATGTCGTCAGATAGACTCCCAGTTCCTCTGACCGAAAACGAACAGCTGCTGTTCTCGGAAGATCTATAAAGCCGAGCCCAACAGCGTCAGTATACACGATATAAGTTTGCTCACCCCAAAAGATGTCGCCTGCATGACCTGCGCGTCTGTTGACAGTCATCACACGACCCTCTTCAGCACCTGGAGGTCCGACGGCATACCAAAATACTCGGCAGACATCAAAACCAATAGGAGGGGGTGGATTCGGTCCCGGAATGACAGATCCGTACGCTTTGCCGTCGAATACGATGTCTTCGTTGTTATCCGGGCCTACTACTAGAAACAACTCACCTGTAGTATCGGGAACAATCTCAGGAGTTTGGAAAAAACCGTCCTTACCGGGTACCGGAACAAGAACGATCGGATAAGCGAGTGGTGCTCCAACATTGTCATCAAGGGAAACAGATGCCAGCGTGTCCTTGATATACACAGATTTCAAATAGATCGTGGCGCCTGAATCTGCGGCCAGAAAAAACGTAGCTTTCGTCGGTGTCGATGTAGACAGATTAACATATGAACGGGAACGAACAGCATCCTGAACAACTGCTTCGATCGTCTCTTCCCATTCATTATTTTCCCAGACCCATTTAACCTCCCAGAGACCCAGTCCATCGGCAGGGATCGTTAGAGTTACAAAATATCTTCCGGCACCGATCTCGCTGAATATGAGAGCCGCTGCTTGGACGACTTGATTTTTGTATATCGTATACGAGAAGTCAGCAAACGTAAGTCCCGTGACGGGATCGTCAGCCAAATCTCGTACCGTAAACCCTATTGATATCGTTTCCCCGGTGAGGGTTGTTCGCATGTCAGCTTCTCTCTCCTGGTGGTGTATTCGTGGACATAACGATTGGAATACCGCCAGATAACATGTTGTTCTTCAAGTTCTCGACAAGACTACGTGGCAAATGAAACCTATGAGTAACACAAGCCTTCACCGGATTTTGCTGCGCATCTCTAACCACGAACCCCACGTCCATGACAACAAGATCTCCATTGTCGTTCAGACGAATAAAATCTCCCGGAGATGGGGCAGAAGCTACTACATCAGAAACAAAAAGCGGGATTTCAATTTTGTCTTTAATGGGTTCATTGGCCATTTTTCTTATTCCTATAAGCGTCACGCATAAGTTGCATCAGGAAGCGCCTATTCGCTTCATACTGATGGATGCCGTTTGACTGCAATTCACACATCTTTGTGCGAGCTTCATCTGGGTGAATGCCCAAAATGAATACGGCTTTTGTAGGTGAGCTAGCATCGATAGAAACAAGTAAGACACCCTGAGACAAAAGATATGCCGCACACATCGTATCTGTCGTAGACCATGTCTCCTTCTTATCACCCATGGACCCTATTGAGCTCCTCGAGGTGCTCCAGCATTTTATCATTTATTTGGCCGGGCATAATCGTTTTAAGTGTGACAGTATCTAGTATCGCATAGAAATCCATCATACCTCGATTTTTGTCCGTGTTGATTCCAAGTGCTCGTGCCTTCCGGGACACTTCACGCACTCGTACAAGAAGAAATCTTGATCGACGCTCATCCATGTCAGCTCCTCCTGCCGACATAATACGTCAACGAGTATAGAAAAAACAAGGAACGATATCGTTTAGACTTGCTCTTCCCAGCATTCTATTGTAAAGCGCCCGGACACAATGATCTTCGCGCCATTAGCTGGGATATCAGCCAGTCCCACAAACTCCGCAGCCCACGCATCGTGCTCAGGGGCCTCAGCGGCAGGCTCGCTATCGATGGTCATGGCGCTTAGTTCAGTGATCAGAGCACTCGCCTTGACGAGAGCAAGAATAGTCGAGGTACCGTCTGCTGTGATTTCCAGTCCAGTGCCCTCAGTCCCGATGAGATCCAATTCAGATCGGCTAACGTTGTAACTCGTAGCTGCCGCGCCTGGCACCGGCCTGATACTTTTGCCTGTGATTTTACGACTCTTTTTATTGTAGTTCGGCATATCTATCTCTCCTATGCGTAATTCTTAGCCATCTCGAGTAGCTGGTCTTCCGAAAAGCCTAGCTGTGTAGACATATGCCGTAACATATTCCACAGTTGTCCGATAGCACCCAGCTGAAGAGCTGTTACCCTCTTGTTGCTCACGAACCCATTCTTTATCACTCCAAGTTCTTCTAGACGACGCTTGTCGTCTTCACGAAGCATAGTTAGATTTTGTGCCATCTCGTAGCGAGCAGCAGCGACCAGAGCTATATCATCTTCGTCATCATATGCACTCGCGGTACCATCGTAAAGCAAGTCACCGTTGCCTTTGAATACGAAACGCGTAGCCCCGTTATCCTTTATGACAACCACATTTCCGGTCGTACCGACCGTTGTAACGGCCGTGCCGTTCTTTAACGCACCGCTCATCTCGATTGCTCCATCCGACGATGCTGAAGCGCTCGCTGTGTCAGCCGAAGAACAAAATCCCCATAATGCAAGACCTGCATCTTTATTGGTTACATCATCTGTAAGACCGAGTATCTGTAAGCCGCCGTTGGCTGCTACATGCTTTCTGAATCGTCCATATGTATCAGTCTCGCCGAAGTCAGTCATACCGTGTGCTACATCGCTCTTGAAGGTCAAAACACTCGCATCACCTGCACCGTGGTTCAAACATAAACCACCATCGTCAACATCTGGAGCAGTCTCGCTACCCGTCGCGAGCTTGCCACCTTTCCAGAGTGTGGATCCATCACCAAAAATAGCAATCCTGCTCGAAGATGTCCGAATATCAATAATCGGCTCAGCCGCTCCTGGCGCCACAATATTACCGTCCGGATATGCCACTCCATCCCATTTAAGGATTTCTATTTTAAACGGAGCATCTGCCAAAGTTGATTCACCAGATATAGCCTGTATTCGGATAGCCGGAACACCCGAACCATCGCCATCGGTGATCCCCATAATCTCCAGTCCGCCTGCTGCATCATTAGCTTTCTTGAATGCACCATATATGCGCCTATCCGTGATATTGTTCTCAAATGGGTGTGCTACATCGTCGTTACGAAAAGCTAACACATACCCATCTCCGGTACCGTGGTTAAAGACCGCGCCACCCGTATCCACGACACCACTATCCGTTGTGAAACCTGTCGCGAGTGTTCCACCCAGCCACGCATTTCCAGTCCCTTTCAGTAAGAATATTTTGTTTGAAAGAGATGTGAACAAAAACGCGTTTTCAGACGACGTCAAACCGGCCCTGCTAGTTCCACTAAGTTTATAGGCCCCAAAGTTAACAGTTGCATCTTCTGTCAGAGATATATTTGGTGTGTGAACAGCTCCACGTAAATAGAACGCTGGTAATGAATCAGAAGAGAAAGCATCCATACCAACCCCACCGTTTGTCGCAGACACTAGATAAGTAGATAGGTACGTATCATTTTGTTCGTGCGTCGTGAAGGTGTGTGGTGTTGATGGTATATTACTCTTAAGAGTTAGGAATCGATAGTTGCTACCTGTCTGATACAAGCATAGCCCACCGTTTCCAACGTCTGGGGCTGCCTCTCCGTTTGTTGATACCGACCCATTTCCAAAGATGCTAAACTTAGTAGAAGTTGTACCTACCCTAAATATCTCGTCATCCGCCGCAGGTGCTGCCGTATCACCGTTGGGGGCAGCGGTTCCGTCCCACCCAAGTATTTCGAAGTACACCCCTGGTCCCGCAGGCGACGTTTCTCCTTGGATAGAAGTGAAGTGTACCCCAGGAGCTCCTTCCCCTCCGTCTGTAAACCCTGTTATATGTAGCCCGCCCCCGATGCTCGAGCTCTTCTTGAACGTAGCATATGTGTCAGTCTCATCGTAGTTCGTAGCGAACGGGTGTGCGACGTCACTGTTCTTTAGTGTAATGACATTACCGTCATTTGATCCGTGATTTAGACACACACCACCGTCATCAACGTCTGGTGCGCCTTCACCTCCGGTAGAAAGAGTGCCGCTAGCCCATATCGTAGAACCGTCACCGTAGATAGTAAACTTAGTAGCAGTAGTCGCGACCGCGAATATCTTCTCTGTAGAAGCAGGGGCCACGGTACCCCCACCGGGGGCAGCAACTCCGTCCCACTTTAGGGCCTCGAAGTAAAAACCGCTCGCGGTCGGGGTCGTTTCACCCTGAATCGACGTGAACTGTACCCCGGGTGGGCCCTCCGCTCCGTCTGTATAACCCGTTATCTTAAGACCGCCCCCGATGCTTGATATTTTCTTGAATGTGGCATACGTATCCGTCTCGTCGTAACCTGTCTCGAACGGATGCGCTACGTCTGAGTTTTTGCAGGTGAGCACATTTCCATCTCCTGCACCATGGTTGAGGCACAGGCCGCCGTCGTCAACATCCGGGGCCGTCTCACTGCCGGTTGAGAGCTTTCCGCTCGATGACCAACGCGTACCACCACCGGCGAGGAAAGAGACCACCCCGGTCACAGTAAGGACCTCCTGACCGTTATCAATCGCTGCTCGCCCGCCGGCTCCGTTCGACTTGTAACCATCCATGATGATTGGAGTAGCTGGAGTTCCGGTTGTGTTCGTGTAACCAGAAATTCTGATACCGGTGTTGTTTGCGTCGGCAAAGCCGTTGATGTGGAGCCCTGCGCCCACAGCATCGTGCTTGTGAAAAGTTGCGTAGGAGTCTGCCTCGGCGTAGGTCGTAAAACTGTGGAAACAGGCGGTGTTTTTGAATGTCAGGACGTTACCGTCCCCGGAGTTGTGGTCGAGACAAACACCACCTGGATCAACATCTGGTGAGGCCTCCCCTCCTGTTGTCAACGTCGTGCTGACTCCCAGTTTCAGGTAATGGTTGGTTTTGTCCCATGTAAGATCAGCGTCTCCCGCGAATGCACCGCTATCATTAAACTGGATCTGTGTAGTAGCTCCACCCGGAGAACCGCCGCCGATTTCAGACCTGAAAGCCAGCGGCAACCAGTCAACGCCATCATAAACATCAACATCAGAGTCGTAATACCGCAGAGACCCAGCGAGCCAAGGACTGCCATTGACAGTCATCGGTAAGACTAACGACACTGTGTTGTC